ATTCATCCGCATCCTTCAGGGTGCGGTCTTCTCTACCCCTTGACCCGCGAGATAAAATCTATTTTATCTATTTCCGGGAAACCATAGAAATTAATTACTTCATAATACGTGTTTCCGCGGTACATTATTTTTCCGAATTGTATGAACGGTTTTTTATTTTTCGGATCAATTGTTAATAGATTTATGTGCATTGGTCTAAAGAATATAGATTCCATTATCATTTTGTGCCTCCTATTAACACTATTATGTATATGGTGTTTTTTGTATTTATAGTTTTTGGTGTTCCTATAATAAAAAGTGGGTCGTAAAACTGTATTCGCTTCTTTTTATTGAATAAGTTGTTTTGAGGTTCATTTTATATGACTGAAATCAAGTATATGGTGCCCACAATGCCTAAGAAAAAACCACGGGCTCTTCTAAAGAAAAGGCCAGGTGTACAAGTTACGTCGGTTGGCGGCGGTGGAAGTGGTATAACAACTGCGGCGGTTGGCGCACCATTCCCTAATATATATTCATTTTATTCTGGCAACCGTATAGATATTAAGCTTTTGGAACAGACGGCCAGGGCACCGCCGGTAGCTCGCTCCCTATGGCAATTACAATTGATTGCGTTCCCTAGATTTGATTTTCAATTAAATCCTCCTGATGACGTGGAAGAAGATCCAGAAGTCACTAATGAAATTTTGTCAAAACTCAAGAAACTGGATCACGACGTCAATACCACTATTTTGTGCGTGCAGGCCCTTTACGACATCATGACATATGGATCGTTTGTCGGAGAAGTTACATGGAAAGAAGACGAAGACGGCTATATTGTCCCTGATGTGGTTAATAGGTTGCCAGCGGCATCATTTAAGCAGACACCGCCTGAAGCAGAAGGCGACCGCGATAAATATATGGTGGGACATATACTAAAGGGTATTATTTATAACAAAAAGTTAAAATCTTATGAATACTGGCAACTTCAAAACAACTATGGAACCACTGGTATTCCAATTAACATTCCAACGGAACAAGTTATTCACATTAAGGATAAGTCGTCACCGTTTGTGGATGGTGAACCATATCTTCAAGGCATCGTAAGTACCATATCCCAGTTGGAATTTGTAAGGAAGCGTGTTATGCAGACCGTTTCCAGGATTGGGTCTCCAAAACAAATTGCGACAGTTGGCGTACCTCCTGAATATTTAGATGCCCTCAAAAATGCTAGCGGTGTTCCGCTTGCTGTCACTAGTGCAATTCCAGGCGCCGGATCAAATAGTGCCGACATAATGTTAACAGATCTCTGGGATTACGCCAGGCAACTTGTGGAAAATCAATCAGCTGATTTGGCTGTTGCCGTACCGCGCGGCATTGAACTTAGCTGGGACCAGGGCCATGTAGCCTTCAACCCCACCGAAATCGATAATTATCTGATAAAAGAAGCCATCAGTCATATATTCCCAAGGGATATGCTGGAGATTCAAACGGCTGCAATTTCCGCGACTTCCCAACCACTTCTTCAACTCCTCAAGATGATGGTACAAGGCTGGCAAAATATGTGTTCTAGGGCATTCCAAGAACAAGTCTGGAATAAATTCTTAGAATATAATGGCTATACTGGCTGGACTGTAACCTTTGATTGGGACGACCTGATACCGCAAGACGAACAAGTAAAACAAAATATTGCACTACAAAGATTTACCAACCACATTATAACATTGGATGAAGCAAGAGAGAGTCTTGGATTGCCTGCCCTTGATCCAGCCCCCTGGATGGAAGGCCTAACAACCCGCGAAATTCTAGAAAAGGAGCTTACATTGTGGCGAAATCCAATGGCTGGTCAACAACAGCAAGGCGGAATGCCGGGAATGGGAGGTCCTGAAATGGGTGGTATTGACCTAGAAGCGTTGTTAGGTGACGGAAACACCAGCGAAGAACCTGAAGAAACGAGTGGTCAAGAACCGGACGTTTCTGGCATAGACATGGGTATGTTGGATGCTGCCTTGCAACGACCTGAAGAAGCAAGTGGCATGGAATTTCAATCTGGTTCTATAAAACAAAATAAGACCATCGACAACGAAATTGTAACCCAAAACAAACTAGACGCGGAAGCCGAAGACATCCTGGGAAGCCTCGAAAATGACGTCATGAAAATACTTAGGAAGACCAAGTACTTTGATAAAGTTCTTGAGGAGTAAACATGTATAAGTTCCTTGGTAAGAAAGACGCCCTTTATCAATTAGACCCAGAATCAATCAACATTAAGCTTAATTATAGGTGTGAAGAAGGCACTGTTGAAGCAGGTTCTTTTAGTAGCATCCACTGATTTTACTGGAAAAGGTTACGGCAAGCAAGCCATGTTAGAATTTTATGATAAAAATCCGGATATGATTAAGAAAACTGGCGGATTGACACTGATGGGCAAGAAAGCATATCTGAAAACTTTGAAAACGATAGCGGGAGAATAGACCACAATGCCAGAAACTACCAAAAAGCCGATTAAAATAGTGCCGAACACTATAAAAACAATTCCTAAGATAAAGCCAGCCACTATTATTCCCAAGAAGACCTTAGAAGAACAGCTGGAAGAAATCTATGACGAAATCGACATCGATGTTGATGATCTTCCTGATGAACTTTTAGAAGTCTACGAGGAACTCGAAGGCACCTATAAGGAAAAGTCCATCCAGAAAAACTGGAAATTATGGCTGTCAATGTTTACGCCCTTTATATTGCCTGCCTTCATTAAGGGTGTTTCTGGCCAAGTTACTCTTCCTTATGATGCTAGACAAAGTGTTCAAAGTAATGCTCCGGAACCTAAAGTGGTGGTGGACTATGCAAAGAAGTATTTTGAGGAGCATGGCTTAGAACTTGTGAAGACACTTTCGAAAACTGACTGCGAACGTCTTAAAGTCCAACTCAAAGATAATTGGGGCAAAGGTCCAACTGAATTTAAAAAATCTTTTGAAGAAGATTATGCTAATACTAAAGCCCGCCTTGATTCTATTTATAGGACCGAATATGTTACTGCCCAGAATGAAGGTATTTTGGCTAGATCTCGTGACGCTGGTCATAAAATGAAACAGTGGAACGCTGCCCTTGATGAAAGGACATGCCCTGTATGTGGTGATCAATTGCATGGTACTATAATTCCAATTGAGGAAGAATTTACAGCTGTGGTAGAACACAAAAATGGTTCCGAAGAAATTTCTGTTAATGGTCCTCCCGTTCACCCGAATTGCAGGTGCGTCCTAACCACCCTCAATGAAGAAGATTACGACGAAATAAAGGAAGATAGTGCATATTTAGAAGACGTATTTGAAACCATCAAACTCAATTATAACTGTCCAGATTCTGAGAAAAACGGCACTGGTCCGGGTTCGTGTGGAGGCAATAAACCAGATAATAATAAAAATAATAATGATCAAGAATTTAACATTATTAAAGTTTCTGGTATGCCGTATTCCAGAATACATGTTCAAGAAGAAATACCAAATTCTTTGGTTACTTATATATCAAATAAATTATCGGAAAGTAAATTAAATATTGACGTGCTTGATATATCGCCCACTATCGGATTAATAGGAGCACAAGGAATGACAATGGCGAATATATCTGGTGACACACCAAACAACTTAACATTTAAAATAGATGGATTATTTATAGATAGTGAAATATTTAGTGATTCTTATTATAATGAGGCTATGGACAAAAAAGAATCCCATCTAACTAAATATGGTAAACTTCCTGTACTTAGTTCAGACGCTGCGTCAAAAGAAGAACTTATAAAAATGGTTCAAGATCATGAAATAGGCCACCTTTTATTACAAAAATATAGATATAATAAAATGAAAAACAGTGAAATTGATATAAATTCTGAAAATATAAAATCTGATCCGGAATGGAAAACTATTGCAGCAACTGAGTGGAAGAATGGTTTTAAGTCTACTACCCACGGCGATTCTTCTAGTGAGGAATTATTCGCAGAAGCATATTGTGCCGTAGAAAACAACCGCGAAAATATGTTTCCAAAATCCATGATAGACTTTGTAAAAAAAGTAAAATTAGGAGTGATTTAAATGCAGTACCTAATAGATAATAAAGTACCCCCTAAAAATAAGTATGACATATCACTACAAGACATAATTAAGAATAATGATAAAGCAATATTAGATTCTGCTTTTGAAACCATAAAACAAAACTACAAATGCCCAAAAGGAACTGTCGATGATTCTAATAAATGTGATATCGAAAAGCCTATAGTAAATATACCCATACCTAACAAATTTAAAGACATAGATAACGTCAAGTCAGATAAAATCAGAGGAGAATCTAGTGAATTTTTGAATCAATTGGTACAAAACAACGAATATTTGGTTAATTCTTTGAAAAGTTATACTAATATTGGACATCTAGAAGTAAATAAATATCTTGGTAACAGAATTTCTGGTAATATACCAAAAGAAACAGAAAAGATTATAATTGGATTGGACAGTATATTTAATTTACAAAAAGAACAAAATTTCCTTACTAGTTCTAGTATCACTACATATCGTGGTGTGTCAGATATCGAAATCGAAAATTTGCTAGGACTGAACCAAAAACATATCTATGATATAGAACCAGGAAAAATAATAACCGATCCGAAGTTTGTTTCTACAACGCTTAATAAAGAACAAGCCTTGCAGTTTGGTAGAGACAGATATGGTGGTAGTATTATTACTATACTAATACCAAAAAACTCAGAAGCTTTGCATACTGAATCCGTATCTGGTAGTGAAGATGAACTACTCATTAATAGAAATCAGAGTTATAAGTTCCTTGGCGTAAACAAAAATATAGACAATTCTGGTTTGGATTCTAATAAACCTGTACATGAATTTATTTTTGAATTAGTAAATGCTAATCAAAAACAAAGTTCTTCTCATCTCTCCGATGCTGTTGAAACAATAAAGCTTAATTATAATTGTCCTGATTCTGAGAAAAACGGCACTGGTCCGGGTTCGTGTGGCGGTAATACTAATTCTAAAATCAATCGAAATCCAGAAATTGCTCCAGCTGATTATAATTCCTTCTTTGAAAACTTCAATAAAATTTCTAAGGATAAAAGTGAACCCGATCGTGTCATGCGTCGTCTTAATGCAGAAACAGTACAAAGAAGATTTTACAGAAAAACCGAAGAACACTTCAACGAAATAAAACCAGAAAATGATAAAAAGCTTAAGGAAAACGGCGAAAAATTATGGGATAATCTGAGGCCAGAAGTACAATCTGCTATAAAATCATATACTACCCAGGATTATGGTGTCATAAATTCTGCATTACAAGATGACATAACACGGGAAGAAGTATCACTAATAAAAGAAGCTACTAGTAAACCTCTAGGAGTTAGCACTATTTTATATAGAGGCATTAATTTTAAGATGCCAAAAGACATTTTCAAAGTAGGAGCAACATGGATACATAAACCTTTTGCTTCTTGTTCAACTGGTAGTTTCATCGCAGAAGAAGCAGCAAGTGGTAAATTAACACACATAACACCAGAAGAAAAAACAATATTACAAATATTTACTGAACCAGAGACAAAAGGATTCGCTGTTGGAAAAAACAGTTTTTATGCGGGTGCTGATGCTGGGAGTGAAGTAATTTTGGATGCCGGTACGAAGTTCCAGACCATACATAGTGAAAAACGTGGTGGTATGCGAATATTAACAGTAAGAGCTATAAATGATAAACAAAAGCAAGACAGTTCATATTTAGAAGATGTCACTAACTTCATAAAGCTTAATTATAAATGCCCTAAAGGAACCGTGGATGACACTAATGCATGTGGATTAGAAGGACAAACAAGTAAACCATCAGAAACCTTTATCGGCTTTAAATCTGACCACGATTTCTCTTCTCCTCAAGACATCGAAGCTAACAAACGGATCCAGGCATCATTAGATAAAGCAGCGGAACCACTCAAAAAGTTTAAACCCGAAGACCGAAGAATATTAAAACAATATTCAGTAAATAGTTATATTGACGTAAACCAATATTTAAATGGAACACTTGAAAAAGAAGTTGATCAAGATAGTTCGATATTACGGCATGTAAAAGAAGATGTTGATGCGCTGGATAAATTGTTTTCAGAGGCCAACCTACAAGAACCATTAGTAACATACCGTGGACTAAAAGACGACATAATTGTTAAAAATCCAGAACTTCGGGATGCTCTTGATACTCCTGGATCACAAATTGAGTTTCCATGCTTCAGTTCAACTTCTGCACTACCTTTCATGGCAAATAACTTCGCAGTAGGATATAATGGCAGATTACTAGAATTACAGTTGCCTACTGGCACTAAAGCCTTGTTTATCGCAGAAGAAAGTGGGTTACCAAACGAATTTGAAATTTTAGTGAACCGAGGAACAAAGTTTGAAGTTGTAGAGACGCGTCATACCGACATTATACCACCAAACAATGGTTCATATGTAAATAGGTCTACAAAACGAGTCAAAATAACTACCATAAAGGCGATTGTATGAAAAAAGATAATAAATTCATAGAAAATAATAAAGAATCGATAAAAATATTAAGGATTGGTCCAAAAAGTCAGGAATCTGACGAATCGGGATGGGGCAACTCAAAAGAAAATATTTATGGTTATGTACCCAATGTTCCTGGAACGACATATGGTGTTACTTATATTGGTAGACCAATAAAAACTAAACAAAATTCTGAATATTTGGAAGATGTCACTAACTTCATAAAACTTAATTATAAATGCCCTAAAGGTACTGTAGACGACACTAATGCGTGTGGGTTGGAAGGACAGGAAAGCAAGACAAAAATCAACGATCAATTTGATTCTACTACAAAAAGCATTATTGCAAATTTACAAAATTTAGATAAAAAATCTTCTACTTTAGAGCACGGAATTGTTTGGCAGGATAACAAAATCATTGAAACTAAAACAGGCGAGGAATTTTCCGTAGGCGCATATTCTTCTGATATCGAAAAATCAATAAAAGATCCAGCAAATTTTGGAAAATATAATATGGCTCATACTCATCCAAGCGGCGATCCATCTTGGCGTACGTTAATGCCTTCTGGTGGCGACATAGAATACGCAGCGATGTATGGTGGCATTCAAGTTTGTGTTACTAAAGACTATATATATAAATATGAATTTCCTAATAATACTTTTGTTACAAATTTTCCTGATAAATGGAGATTCAAATCAAAAAGCAGACAAGATAGAGAATCTGAAGCAAAAGATTTTGGTGTACAGTGGAATCAGTTAATGAAAAATATTATTATACATGATAAAGAAAAGGGAATATTTTCTGATAAGCAGTATGCTGAAAAAGCAGATAAAGTTTTATCGAAGTATGCTGAAAAAATTGGAATGAAATACCGTAGAATTCCTAGAACCTAATTTTTTGTTTTTGCTGCTACGTGACACGCTCGTATCAATGCAGATATATGTGGACTATATTCGTGTGCGTGATCAGCATGTTCAACAACAGTAATTAATGCATCTAGTAAGTGAGCATCTCCTATCTTAAATTCATTTACTGATTCTAGTTTTTCATACTTTGCAACAATAATTGGAAGTAAAGAAAATCCTCTACAAATTTCCCATTGAGGAATCTCTTCTTTATATTCACTAAAACATTTTTGTATGAGATCTTTAGCTTCTTTTATTGGATCAGACATATTATTCCTCCACGACCACCTTGACCTTTGGTTGTTTCTAGTATATTATTCTTTCCTATGTCCACCACATGAATTTTATGTATTCTAAATATGTTGTTACTTATAACATTCATCATATTTTTCACCTCACTTTTCCTTCAAGCAGAATACCAGCTTCTTCTATTTCATATACTTGTATTGCGGTTAAATGTCTTCCGCTTTCAGTCTCGTTAAATACTAGATTTAAGTATATTAGTCCCCCGGACTTTGTTTTATTGACCAGCGGAAGTTCACTGATATTCAATAGTTTCATCATCTTTACTAATACGTCATCTGGTTCACTATCTATTAGCAAACCATCTATTTCTTTACCGTCTTTATATACTTTGTATAACACTTCACATCACCTCATTTTTTTTATTTCGTAATAATATAGCTAATGCTTGTTTTTGGCTATATGGATTACGGTACTTTGACTTGCCTTCTAGGAAATCTGTTGCTTGTGCTAACATACCTTTTTTGAAAGACGATCTAATTCTCGGTTTAGAAAACTTTGTAAGGGCAACTATAACTGCTTGTTGTTGAAGGTTTCCTACAACCTTTTTGCCTACATCTTCCGGTACTGTTTCGAGGTCGATTGTAATTGAATTACTAATTTGGGACGCCCGTTTATCGCCGTCACAATCGTGGATGGGTACACTATTATTATGGTTTCCAAATCTATGAAACCTCCATCCTTCTAGTATAGTAACTGGCATTACACTACCAGCCACTGTTGGATACATATAAATTAGGCTTCCACAATCACATAATTCTATCCTGGCATTTTCTGGCAAAGGTTCATATTGCTGATGTGCGTACATAATTCACCTCTCTTTTTTACTATGTACATATAGTACCTCTGAGAATATATAGTTTTTGGTTGGTCATAAAGAAAAATTAATAAAAAAGTACTTAAAAAAGAAAAAATAAAACTTTACATTATTTTACTTGAAAACATTAACTGTAGTATTATTATTACCATAACCATATCGCTTTTTGTATATTGTACCATATTTTCTTCTTTCTTCGTTAAGAAAACGGTTATAATCTATAACAGCATGTACGCCAAATTCCTGTATGCACTTTCTTTGTTCTTCCACTGGCAAACCTATCATAAATCTATATAGGTAGGTGGCATTGGTTTCTTCGTTACGCAGCATTTTTTGCAATTCGGGTATGCCGTGCTTCAAAACATTTCGAACTGCTCCAATAAATGACCGACTTAGGCCAGAACACTCAGCTAATTCGACAATGTTTTTTCGTGGATATATTTCACTGAAAGTTATCGCTCGCTTTGTCTTACTTAGTGACCTGCTTGGTACTTTACTTGTAATTGTCTCATCCAATACACTTGGTTTTGTATTCACTAGTGTTAAATCACCGTGCTTATGAAATCCATAGTTCATGGTAATGTTTCCGGAATCGTTGTTCGGTATTTGAAAGGTAACACTAACGTTTCTGGCGTTCTTTGGCAATACCAAATCTATGTGTTGTACTTCATCAGACATTTTATTATACCTCTAACAAAGTAGTTATAACTAATCATATATAAGTATTTTGGTGATAGTTAACACTAGTGGAAGTAAATGATCTTAAAAAAATAACAGAAAACGACCAACTGGATAGAAAAATCGGTCCCTTATCAAAAGAATGACACAAGGTTTGATGATGTTCCTTGTGCCGTTCCTTCTGATGTTTTTGGGGGGCAATTATAATTGTATTTCTCTTAGTATATAAAGTTTACGGTTGGATTTCGTAAAATTGCATATTTTCATTATTATTTTGATTAACAATTTTAAAAACAACCCAAGGAATGTATAAACATGTGGATATTTAATGAAAAAACACAAGATTGGAAATACGTTACCAATGAACAGTTTCTGGAAATGTCAAAAAAATTGAATAACATTAAGGTCATGGATGTACCAGAAGAAAAACCAAAGAAAACCTCAAAAAAGTCCAATAAAAAATAATTGCATATATTTAATTTCCTGACCTACTACAAAAGTTAAAGTCTTTTGGGTTCTACGGTTGGCCGAATCAAGCTATTGCCGTTTCGGGGGATCAGTGCTCCCTTTCATGACATCTCTGTCTGCCATGAATCGATCTGCCGCATTGACTCCTCAGATTAGAGATTCCCATTGGATGTCTAGGCGATCAATTGTATCAAGGTTGTCCCAAAGGAACGAAACAAGATACCGATTTAGATCTGAAGCTATCCCTAAGGATAGTACATCAGAGTTAATCTTAAGATAGTTTTATGAGTATAAATAGTTATTTACGGGGCTAATTCATTCCGAGTCTAAAATTAATGTTTGACTTTCTTGAATTTCATTATCGTAAAATTGAAAAGTCTTGATTTATTTTGATTAATGTTTATAATATTTATAGGTGATTGCAATTACCAAAAAAGAAATAGTTGAAATGGTTGCCGAAGAAAATCCTCCAATTAAATTAAATGAGTGGGACGGTGCGGCAAGCAAAAGTCAACTTTTTGATTTTGCGAAGGATGATGATGGTAAACTTCAAAAAGAAAAAATAGAAAATTACTTTTTGAAGGTTGAAGGCGACGGTTTAGTAGAATCTGATTATAGTTATCCGGTTGGTAAGGTGGTAGATGGCAAACCAGAATATGATTTAGAAGGACTGCAAGCTGCTTTTTCTGCTGCAATGGGTTCTCATACTGGCGTTGAACACGAAGGATTAGCTGAAAAAGCGGCTGGTCTTGCTAAAGAAAACTTTGGTTTGGAAATACTAACTGACGGCATGAAGGACGTTCTTGGAATTAAAGAAAATTCTGCATATGTCACTGATTCCGGTGATATGGTAGTTCAAGATACTGTTCCTATTACCGAATATGAACATTCCGATGATATAGACGTTGGCTGGACACCAGAAAAAGCCAAACAAGACTTGATTGAGTGGGCTACTTCTGATGGTAAAATCAGTAAGAAAAAGCTCATGAAGTACTTTTTGGATGTTGATGGCGGCGATGCCCAGAACGTTGATTCTTATAGGTATGTTGTTGGAGCAATTGTATCCGGCGAACCTCAATATTGCCTACGGTGTTTAGATGACAGCTGGGAATTGGCTTCTGGTAAAAGAACTGGTGTTGCTAACCGGACCGTCATGAAAAAAATTGTTTTCCTAAAGGAACGTGAAGGAATGCCACTTACTGAAGAACAGATGGAATTTACTCAACGTCATATGTCGGCTCCAATTGAAGACACCACCAAAATCAAACTCAATGAATATGTTTTGCAAGACGCTAACGAAATGGGAAACATTGCTGTCGTGAATAGTAGTGACATTAAACTTAATTCTGCGTTGTCTGGTTCCAAAGTTATTTTCGAAGACGACAATGTAATTGACGTTCCTGTTGTTCCGATGAGGGAAGGCGTTTTTACTGGTTCCGATGGTGTTCCGACACTCAAGAAGTTTGAGTATTTTGGAAAAGACGCACATTGGCTGGAAGGACAACCAATACTCAAGGGGCATACGGCACCAACAGAACTAGTCACGTATAAGCATGACCGCATTGGCAAACTCATTAATGTGATGTCTAGACCCGACAAGAAAGATGTTGTCGCAGTTGCACGATACTACAAAAATAAGTTGAGCCCTGATGACATTACCAGAATTAAGTCCGATGTACCTTATGATGGTTCAATTGCATACACGACCCATACTACCTTTGAAGACGGCGAACACGAAGGCAAACGGTATGGGGCAATAGAAGACGGCGGATACCACTTCTATCATTTCGCGGATCTTGGTGCTGAAAAAGGTGCGTGTTCCCATGAAGAAGGTTGCGGATTTCTACTAAATGAGGCTCCTAAAACAGATTCCTTTTACAATGAATTAAGACGTGCTGATATAACAACTACAACTAATGATCACAATAACAATTATAGTATTAAATTAAATTCAAAAACATGTAATGACGTTGTTTTAGAAACAAATGACAAAAATGAAGCCATTGAATGGTCTAAAACTTTCGTTAAAAATGGAAAAATTCCTAAACAGAACAAATGCAATGATATTAAAAAATATAATTCACAAAATGTAGGTAATGATATGACTGAAGAATATATTAATACAGAAAACGTAGAACTGTCCGAAAAAGTTCCTGAGAAGAACGAATTTGAAGCCAAACTCAACGAAGTCGAGGAATCACTTGTTACCAAAGATGAGGAAATTGCTAGCCTTAAAGAACAAATGGCTGCATTACAAGCTCGGCTCGATGAACTCCTAATGAAACAACAGGAAGCCGAGAAGGAAGAATCTGATCGGATGGCCGAGGAAGACTTCCAGGCTTTTGGACAGAAGTTAAATGCTGCCCACCGGAAAGATGCTCGTGTACACTATGACAACTTCCTCAAGACTGGATGGAAGTATATTGCTGCAAATCCAGAAGTTTTCAAGATGGATATTCCAAAAATGAACGCACGTGGTATTCCTGAAGAAGGAGAAGCTGTTTCTGAACTATCAAAGGCTCGTGCTGAACTACAAAAAACCCTTTCTTCTAATTATAGGAGAAAATAAAAAAATTAACATTTATGGAGAAATAATAAAATGTCAACAATTCCAATTTATATGACTTTTAAGGGTGTCAAAACCCCTGGAAGCGGAATTATCAAAACTGGTGTAGCTGCAAGCGAAATACCGTTTGGCGCTTTTGTAACCAGGTCCGCTGATGGAACAATCAAGGCACAGGTAACTAACACTCCCTATACTTATTTAGGAGTTGCTGTTGATGACCAGAGACAACAGATGCCTTATGATGGTTTTTATGCTGCTGGCAAGAAGGTACAATACGTAGCTACTGGAACTGTTAATGTGTGGTTGCTTGGCGGTCAGACTATTGATGCTGGCGACTTTGTAAGATTCCCGGCGACACTAGGTGCAGGTACTGAGTCTTTGGGTGTCGTGGTTCCCGAAACTACGGCAACCATAAGAACAGCTTATTCTGTTGGCAGAGTTCTGGAAACCGATGACGCCGGTGATGTTAACTATGATCAAACGGTTACTTCATTTGTTGGATCGGTCGTAACTTTTAATGCTGCAGCAACTATAGCCAAACTTGATCTTGTTGAAGGTGACTACGTAGTCATTGATTCCGATGAAGCCGCTGAAGTTAATAGAGTTTTGGATCCCCTTACTTCTTCTACTACTATTACCATGGAAAAAGACCTGTTAGCTTCTCATGCTAATAACATAACCATGTACAAGCTTGTGCAGATTGAGGTCGAACTTATTTAGACCTCATTAATAATTTTTAAACGTTTATAATAAATTTTATGGAGAAATACAAAAATGGCAGACACTAATCTAAATTATGGTTCATTTATACCTGATGAAGTTGTTACAGCCTGGATTCAGGAAATTAATCAATTTGAGTTGAACTATCGTCCAGAACTAGTTGCAAGAAATGTTCTACCGCGAAGAGACGTTGGAACGCAAATCGATATTGATGCAATTTCTTACTATCAGTCTACTAGCGGACGTGCACAGATTGTGGCTAAAGGTGCCGCACCCCAGCCGTTCACAATGAAGACCAAAGTCGAAAAGCATGAGATGTATCAGTTCATGGATGGGTTTATGGTCAACGAGAGAGATCTTGCTAAGGCACAAGGCGCAACCATGAAGGCCAAGGAAATCGATAGCGCATTAGCTATGATACATTCTGCAGAAGATTACATTCTAATGAATGGTGATTCTGATCTCGGTATTGATGGTATTGTTGACGTTGCTCATGTAAACGTAAATGGTAAAATTTTAGCAACTAACGGAAGTGCGACTGGTAACGATATTGTTAATATGGGTGCATGGAATGGTTCCGGAGACACTAGAGATCCTTACGAAGATGTCGTAAATGCTATCCGAATGATGGATCACAGATTCAAGCCTTATGCTTTGATAGCTGACAGAACAACTATGGCGTACCTAAACATGAAGGATTCTGAGAGAATTCCGTTCTGGAAGGGCATGGGACCACTATTCGGCAAACCCGAGGATGACAGATCCTGGATGATTGAATCACAACATACTCCATCTGGCTACGCATATGTTATTCCTTATGATCCTCAGGCCGCAGAGTTCGTAGTTTCCCAAGACATTGATATTGCTGATGACTATCCCAAGCAGCCCGGCGGAAACTTCTACGTAGAAATCAAAGAGTGGATTCATCCTGTAGAAATCCATGTGGGCACAGCTTTTGTTGAGATAAATACGCTCGCTAGTTAGTTGTTTTACATAAATTTGCATACCAAAAACTATTTATACTAGGATTTAAAAAAGTTCTAGTATAAATACTTTATGGTGATTTTTATTAGAAAAGGTTCACATCATTCAGAAGAATCAAAGAAAAAAATACGAAAAACTCATTGGTCTCGTTCAGAAGATGTTGATGAAATAAAACAAAAACTTTCTATTAATCATAGGGGTAGTGGGACATTAGGAAAGAAAATGTCTCCTGAATTCTGTGAAAAAATGAGTGCCATACATCGTGGTCAAATACCTTGGAACAAAGGAAAAACTGACATTTATACTGAAGAAACATTAAAACAAATGTCAGATAGTCATAAAGGTAAGCCAACTTGGAATTCTGGCTTAACGATGGATGAAGACTGGTGTAAAAAATCAGCTAATGCACACAAAGATTGCAAGCATACACCCGAAACCAGGGCCAAAATGTCAGAATCGCATAGTGGTTCAAAACATTGGAACTGGAAAGATGGTATAAGTTACAATCCATATTCCAAGACATTTAATTTCGAATTTAAAGAATATATTAGAAATAAATTTGAACGTAAATGTTTTATTTGTAATAAAACAGAAGAAGAACATACTACTAGAATGATTATTCATCACATTACTTATGATAAATCGATAAATTGTAATAGTTTACCATGGAAATTTGTTGTATTATGTTCTTCTTGTAATTCTAAAGCAAATTATGATAGATGGTACTGGTTTAACTTATTAACAAGTCATTGGCTATTATATCCAGAAATGAACCTTGATATATCACCATTTAGTGAAATAATAAATACAACAAAATATAGATCGCATATGCAAATTTGATAATATACTTTTTACATATTTATGAGGTAATATTTATGGTTAATCAAAAATTTTCAAAGTTAACAGGTCCACAAACTAAAGTATTAGCAAATCTCGATGAAGCAGTTCCTGTTTTAGCAACAGATGAAGTTCCGTTTTTGCAAGGAGGCGTTGCTAAGAAAGTTGATATCGCGGATTTGGCTGACGGTATGACTGGGACGGTTACAGCAACTGGACTTAATAATGCTGATGGTGTTCTCAGTGTCGATATTGCGGGACTAGATGCAAAAGCCACACCTATTGCCGCAGATTCCGTTATGATTTGTGACAGTGCCGATGAAAACGCCTTGAAAGAAGCAACGCTTACAAATTTAGCTAAACCGTTAGCAGACGTTATGGCAGGTGTTGCTGCAACAACTGGTTTAAGTGATACTTCTGGTGTTTTGACAGTTGCTGCAAAAATTGCTCATTTGGAAGCTGCTTTACTTAAAGGTGTTACAACCGTTCCGATGAGTTTCGAAACCGACGAACAAACCACCACAAAAATATACTTCCCAATGAAAGTTACCATCAACAAGATTCGTGGCATTGTAATGAAAGCAATTGCTGGTACTGGCAATGGTACTGTGACTTGTGGTAATTCAACTGGGGCTTCAGCAACTGGTGTCATAACGGCAACAGCTTCTGCTGCATTAAATACTGAATATGCTGTTTCGCCAACCACAAATAATGTGGTTCTAGCAGACGGATATTATTATTTAACAAGTGCAAAATCTACTGCCGGTGGCAAAATATTAGTTTCATTAGAATGGACAGTAACCGAATAAGTGATCACATAAACTTTTTTGTTTTTGGTGATGAAAATTAGGATTTATGATGCATATCGTTTGGGCCTTATAACCAATGAAGAGTATTCTGAGTTATTGGCTTCCGGCAGATCACCAAATTCTGTTTATTCCGAATATGATGGTGGTGTAGTTCCTCCTGGATTTTCAAATTATGCGGAAGGAACTACCACGTCTTCAGTAAAGACTGCATTAGATTGTTATGTGGTTGGTTCTACTAAACAATCGGTTTCCGTGAAAAACACCAGCCCGTCGAATAACATGAATCTTAGTATAGAATATTACATTGCTAGTATTCTAAGTAATACTATAGAACAAGTTCTTATACCAGAACAAGTATACTTTTTGGAAACAGAATCTGCATTTCAAAAAATTATTGTAAAAGTTCAAGATACTGTTCCTGGTATGCATTGTACTTATGAAATTGGAATAGAAATGAGTTAGAAAATTTGGAATTTCATTGGTTCCAAATATTTTATTTTTAACATCAATGAGGTTATGGTTATATGAAAAAAGCTATTGTTAATAGTGGAATAGGATCTAAAGTTATTTGTGCTGTTACAGATGACGCTACTTTAGAAGCTGCACCAATAAAAGGTACTGATAATGGAGACGGCACTGCTTCATTGATTGTTACAAGTTCCATGGCAACACTTCCAGATACGGTTAGTGGTGATCTGGCAGCACAAACTACTGCGATTGAAAGTATTGATGGGAAGCTGCCGGTAAGTCTTGGAAAGAAAACAGCAGGTGGATCTTTTTCTGTAGTTCAGGCAGATGTTCCATGTACTGTATCAGAAACAGAATATGAAATGACAGCAAGTGCAATACCATTGTCAGCAACAGAAGCTATTTACAAATATTTGTTTTTAGTACCAGATGCTGGTAATTCCGGTACTATTTATTTGGGTAGTTCTGCTGTACAAGTTGGGCATAGCATACCGATTCCAGCAACTGGTTTAACATTGTCATTTCCTGTTCAGGCAGACGACATTTATGTCATAGGTACTGCATTAGATGTTTTGTATGCAATTAGTTTCGAAGAGGCCTAAACAATGAGAAAAACAATAATTAATGGTGGTGTTGGTTCTAAAGTTATTTGTGTGGTAACAAACGACGAACTAGAAGCATTGCCGATTAAAGGTACTGATAATGGCGACGGTACCGCCTCTCTGACAACTGATAGTACAATGGATGTTCTTCCAGACACCACAGCAGGTGACCTGGCTGCTATCAATTCAGCTTCTGCAAGTATTGATGGGAAATTGCCTGCACTAGTTGATGGCAAAATACCAGTTGATGCGTCTGTATCAATTGATTCTGTAGATATCGGCGGCGATGTGGATATTAAAGAATTTCCAGCAGGTAATCTTGGACAGCAACTCAAAGCCGCGTCATTATCAGTTGCGCCAGCTACGGATATAGCGGATGCTACTTATATAGGCGACGTCAAGTTCGGCGAAGAACTGCCCGCTGGAACTCAGATCATTGGCAAGGTCGGAATTGACCAGACCACACCGGGCACGACCAACTTAGTTAATGTCAATGGTGGGGCATCGCAGTCCGCTGACATCAAGGTAACTCTTGATTCTGAATCTGTTGCCGTGACTGGTCCATTAACCGATACTGAATTGCGAGCTTCTGATGTTAAGGTCACCCTGGACTCCGAATCAGTTGCTGTAACCGGGCCCCTAACGGATGCCCAGTTGACCACTCAGGCGCTGGCCAAAGAAAGCACGCTTGGCAGCATTAAGACCGCTGCCGAATCATTGGCAGTCGCCACCCCAGATACAGCGGCTGGCGATCTTGCCAGCATGTCGGCAGATCTGGGCACCGTCCAGACCGATCTCGCTACAGTGAAGGCGGACATTGCCCTCATGAAAGCGGATCTTGCAAAAAAGCTTGAAAAATTACAGCTTCATGTTGCAATTGATTTTTCGTCCGCATCCGCTCAGACGATCATAGACGCCCCTGTAGCGGGAAATCGGATCAGGCTAACGAGGCTCAGCCTCATATCAGGCAGCGATCCTCAGGTCAACGTAGAAATAGCTCTAAAGTCAGGTACTACTACAATCGAGACGGTCAAAGGCGATGCTATGGTGTTTGACTATCCAGAGCACAGGAACTTGGGCACTGACGAAGCCTTTGTGGTACAGTGCACTACTGCCGATCGGGTTATCGGTGGGGTGGATTACTACGTGGAGGCAGTATGAGCTATATTCACGTAGCCGATAACGACGGGGCGGTCGATACCGCCGCGGGGGTCCGAGAAGTTACGGAATTTCCGGCCAACCCAAAGAAGGGAGAAATTGTGATGAAAGATGGACAGTTATACGTTTGCACAGAGGTAGATGATTAATGGTAGACACTTGGACGAAA